CCTCATCGTCAATGCCGGTCAAGAGTACGACCAAGAATTTATTATCGACCAGATACAGCAAGACGGTGAGCTTGAATTCTATCCAGTTGACCGCTGGGAATTGGCGACAACAACCAACGGCAACATACTTGACCAAACCCAAGACTTCCTCGGTGACGTGCCTTACCTTTATTACGGACACCGGCTACACAAAACGTGCGTGCTTCGCATGATAGGCGAGAAAGCACCATCAATGATTCGCGGTCAATTTTCCGGATGGGGCGTGTCACGGCTTGAGGGTGTCGTGCGCTCATGGAATCAATACCTCAAGAATCAGGAAGTCATGTATGAGCTGACCGACGAAATGAAGGTCGATGTGTTCCGCATGGAAGGGTTCAATGAAACTCTGGCATCGAGCGACGGCGCACAAAAGGCAGCTCAACGTGTTCAGCTCGCTGCCGAGCTCAAGAATTACAAATCAGCACTCGTCATGGATAAGGATGACGAGTACGAGCAAAAGTCACTGTCGCTTTCAGGGATGGCTGAAGCGATTGCCGAAAACCGCAAGGGCATTGCTGCCGACCTCGGAACACCGATGACCAAGCTGTTCGGGCTATCGGCTGCAGGATTCAATTCGGGCGAAGATGACCTTGAAACTTGGAACGCCAAGGTGGAGTCAGAAGTCCGAGCAAAAGACCGCAACGTGTTGCTGTTCATGATTCAGGCTCGCTGTCAGCAATTGTTCGGCTACGTGCCTGAAACTATCTCGTTTGAGTTTCATTCATTGCGCGTGCTTTCCGCTGACCAAGAGGAAGCAATCAAGTCACAGAAGTTTGACCGAATCATGCGGCTGTTTGACAGCAAATTGGTGCCGACTTCGAAAGTCATTGAGCTCATGAACGCCGAGAAGATATTCGCGCTCGACCTTGATGCCGATGAAACCGACGACAGTGTCGAACCGGCGCTCGGCTTGCCCGAAGGTGAAGCACAACCGAAAGACGAAGAAATTGCGAAAATAATATCACCGATTCAGGAGAGCTCAACCAATGCCGAGCAAACAGAAGGAATTGAAAACAGTCGAACCTTCGGACTCTTTAAGCGACAAACTAAGAGCTGAAATTAAGCGCGTCATGCGGGCGATGTTGTTTGACCCGCTTATGATGGAATTTAAGGCAATTCAAAACAATGCGACGAGCAAAAGCAAATTGGTTCGTGGTGTCGAGTCGGGCAAACTTCAATACGTCGGTGGAGCGTTTACCGGCAAGCTGGACGCGGCGACCGGAAAGTCACTTAAGGAATTGGGTGCAAAGTTTGATAAGCGCCGTAGAGGATGGGTCATTGCCGAGCCACGTTTACCAGCAGACCTGCAGGAAGCTGTACGCAAGCAGGTCAAAGCACGTGAGGCGCTCGAACAAGCTGCACGGGAGTCGATAGCGTCAATCAGCAAACGTGCTCAGGAAATGATTCCACGTCTTGACCTCGACCCGTATGCCGGCGCTACCGAGGATGATGTCGATGACAAAGTTTTGGCATCGCTGGCCGACGAGATTTCTGTCCAGCCCAAGCTGTCAAAAGAAATGAAGGCCGAGCTGCGCGATTCTTATACCGAGAACGTCAAGCTTTCCATTGCGGGTTTCATTGACGAGGAAGTAAAAAGATTCCGTAAAACCCTATTGCCCAAAATAAGAGACGGCATAGACCGCCGACAGCTCATGGACTACGTTCAGTCAAGACTCAAAGTCAGCGACACCCGCGCTCGGTTCATTGCGAGACAAGAAACCGCTCTATTCACTTCTCACCAAAAACAGTTACTATACCTTGATGCCGGTGTGACTCAGTATAAGTGGAGAGCAATCGGGGGTAAGGCTGGCGACGGTCGAACTCGTGATAGCCATGCGGAAGCACACGGGAAAATCTTTTACTGGGACAAGGACAAAGGGCCAAACGGAGCTCTGAAGCCTAGGAACGGTGAAGGTAATACAGTCAATCCCGGAGAAGATTTTGGATGCAGATGTCAGGCAGTGCCTATAGTAGATAGAATCATTTAAGGAGAAAGTTATGTCAATTGAAGCTAAGAAAATCGCCATCATCAAGAGCAACGCCGCACCGGAAGTTAAACTGAAAGCTTTAGAGAAGTTGAATTCAAAAGAAACTGAAGCAATAGCAAAATATGCGAGCATGATAGTCGACGCTCAAGATTCTTTAACTAAAGCGATGGCATATTATGGTCTATTGGAAAGGCATGCTGTAATTACAAAAGACCCAAACCTCGGACAACTCGGTAAGAAAATCGCAGGAAGTTTGAATATCGCGTCGCGCGAATTGAAGGCAGCTTTACAGGCTAGTAAGGAATTGTCGTCAAAATATAAAGGATAACAGAGATAACAGCGAAGGAAACGCCATGGCAAATAACAACGCGTCGTTCGTAAACCGGCCTTTAAGTTACAAAGGTCAAAATGGCGAATACAAAGCGGAGTATTCAGAATACGATGATGGTCGTTTTGAATTTGAAGTATTGTCCGCACCTGACGGGAAAGAAGACAAATTGCAAACATTTTTGCTTTTGAAGAAGCCTAAGAAGTTAGACCAACTGAAGGCTGCAATTAAGAAATACGATGAAGTCGTAGCGAAACAATATAGAGAAGCCAAGAAAATCGCCATCATCAAGAGCAACGCCGCACCCGAGGTCAAGCTGAAAGCAATTGAAAAACTCGACGAGAAAAAGAATGCCAAGGACCCCAAAATAGCGATGGCCGCTAAACAGCTCGACCGAGCGTTGGATGAACTGCAGCGAGCTTACCCAGTATTAAAATATCCAGAAATCAAAAAAGCTATCGGTCTAGTTCAAGATGCCGTCTACATGGCTTACCATGATTAGACATCTAATAAGCATTGCTGAAAATTTAGAACGTCCATGGAGCGCCATAAAATGAAAAAAATGGTCAACGCAAAGACGTTTGTCATACCGTGTATGCGAGCAGGGCTTTGCCAATACGAGGACGAGCGGGTCAACGTGCCTCAATCGTCTTTAGAGAAAATGGCTCAAACGGCCTTCGGTATTCCGCTCATCATAGACCACGTTGAACAGTCTGAACTCGAAAATCAGCTTGAGCAAGTTGTCTGTGGCCGCGTGGCTGACATGCACTACGATACCGACACCGACCTGTGGATGGCTCATTGCGTAGTCGAAACAGAGGAGGCGATTCAGAAGCTCGAAAGCGGTTGGGGTGTTTCGACCTCATATGAGGTGGTCAGCAAAGGAGCGGGGGGCACCCTGAATGCAGTCGATTTTGACGCAACGATTGAGGATGGAAAGTACCTTCACCTCGCTATTGTTGAACATCCTCGGTACGAGATGGCCGTGAACCCCAAGTTCTACAACTCTCGTAACTTGCAATCAACAAAGGCCTCACTTACGCTTAAAGAGAGTATCGCTTTAAAAGGAGTCAGTATGTTTAAGTTGTTCAGGACAAAATCTGAGGAAGTGAAAGAAAATTCCTCGGAAATGGAAATCGAAGTCGACGGTGAGAAAGTTGCGCTTAACGAATTAGTTCAAGCGTACAAACAAGCAAAGGCTCAACCAGTGGATGTTGAGCACGTTGTCATGCAGGAAGACGAAGAAGAGAAAATGAACGCTGAGGTTGACGCTTTGTTGGCTGAACTTGAAAAAGAAGAATCTGAAAATCAAGTCGAAATCGAAATCGAAGCTCCCGAAAAGGAAGAGGAAGAACCTGCACTTGAGCAAGAAAGCGATTCCGAGAAAATGAATGAAGACGAAGAAGAAAAAGAAGAAAAAGAACAAATGAAAGACGAAGACGAGAAAATGAACTCGTTGAGCTTTGCCGATGGCCTGAAGCAAACCAATGAACGCTTCAACGCCCTCAAGCAAGCAAGTTTCAAATCAATCATGGACAATGGCGCGAGCGGCTATCAAACAATTCACGAACGCGCTGCATTGGGTCGCTCACGTTATGGTACCAAGAAATAAATAAAAGGAGATATTAGTCATGGCATTGAATCAGAACCAATTTGCTCTCGAAACACTCAAAGGCTCAAAGATTGCCGGTGAAGTCAGCAACGTCATGAGCGTTCAGTTTTATTCTGCAACCGCTTCAGACATTCTGCTTCCGGGTGAGTTAGTTGTATTGTCCAGCGCAACTCCGGCGGGCGAAATGCCCTACGTTGCAGTCGGTGCGGACGAAACAGCTGCATATTTCGGCGTAGTGTTGACTAACCCAATTGTCGAATCATTCGCTGTCGGCGAAAAACTTGAAATCGGCATCCTCGGCTCGGTCGTCGTTTGTGAAGCTGATGGTGCGTTGAGCGTCGGAGCTGAACTCGCTTATGACCCAGCCGCTAAGAAAGTGACCGCACTCGGTGCTGGTGAGAAGTTGGTTGGCCTCGCTCTTAGCAAAGCTGCTGCTGATGGTGACCTTATCCGCGTGTTGGTCAAAGCCTAAATATAAATAAAAAGGAGTTTAAAAAATGTACAAGCCAATGATACTTAATAACGCACAAGGCGCTCGCCAGATTATCACCACGCTGACTGCCGTTGCTCAGAAAGTTTCCGAGCAAAAGTTTTACGAAATTCCTTTTGCGGACTACGTTCCAGTTGTTCCCGGAGTCGGTGCGTTCGACTATGACATCCTCAACTGGCGTTCATTCTCCAAGGATGACGGCTTTGAGAAAGGCCTGATTGGTTCCAACTCGAACCGCGCTCAACGCGGCCAATCCGACGCAGTGTTTGATGCTGTGAAACAAAGCACTCAGTTCTGGGCAAAAAATATCGAATGGTCTGTTATCGAGCTCGAACAAGCTGCAAAAGCGAACAACATCTTCTCGCTCATCGAAGCGCGTGAAGTTGCCCGAAAGAAATCATGGGACTTGGGTCTTCAGAAAATCGCATTCCTCGGACTCGAAAATGATTCCGGTATCGGTGGTCTTTTGAATGGCGCTGGCGTCGCAAACGACACGACCACAATCGCAAAGCCAATCAAGGCGATGACTGAAGCGGAGCTCCAAGTATTTATCGGTGCGGTTTATGAGAAATACAGAGCTAACTGCGCTCGTACCGCAAAACCAAGCAAGTTCATCATCCCTGAAGGGGAATACAACGGCTTGCACACGTTCCCAGACATTACTTTCCCGATGAAAACTCGTATGCAAATCATCGACGAAATGTTTAAATCGCTCACAGGCAACCAAAGCTTCCAGATTATGCCTTGCGCTTACGCCGACAAAGACAATAACCCGCTCGCAGTGAACCGCTATGTTCTGACAGTTGACGACCCAACATCGCTGGTAATGAACTTGCCAATCGACTACACAGTGACACAAGCCGGTTCCGAAGATGGTTTCAGCTGGGTTAACTCGGCATATGGACAATTTAGCGGCGTTACATTCTTGCGCGAAAAAGAAACACTTTATTTCTCGCACGCAATTGCTCTTTGATGATAGGAGTGCGCTCTGATGGCTGGTGTTGCTGATATAACAGTCGCTGACTTCAAAGCGCACTTCTATCGTGACTTTACCTACGGTGCAGTTGTTGCCGTGGGTACAGTTGTCGATGCTGACATCACGAAAGCGTATGACGAAGCTAAGGTAAACTTTAACGAGGGTCTGTGGGCGTCACAGGAGCAGCTCAAAATTGCTTTCCTGTATCTAGCGGCTCATTACCTTGTGAGTG